CTGTAGATGCAAACGCCACTGGAACGCGGTACCACGAATTAGCTACCAACTCAGGCGGGCCAGTGAGGATGTACTTGTTCCAGGTGTCGAACTGATCGGCTTCGTAAATGTCGAACTCGTCGCCAGACCCCAACATCTCGATACGCACGATGCGTCCATCGATGTCATACGCCGAGATGAAGTACATCGTCGCCAGGGAGGTGTCGGTGGTGTTCGATGTCAGAAACCCACTGCCAGGATTGGCATTGGTAGTACCTGGCTTCCACCTGTATTGCGCTGCACCGACAGCAGTGCCTGCTGCACCTTGCGGGCCGACATCACCTTGCGGGCCAACGGGGCCGAGCGGGCCTTGGACGCCGATAGGACCTTGGATGCCCTGGGGACCGACGTTGCCCTGTGGACCAACTGGACCAACTGGGCCTATGACACCTTGCGGTCCCTGCGGACCCTGCACTCCGGTGGGACCGAGCGGGCCTTGGATGCCCTGCACACCCTGATCACCTTGTGGGCCGACTGGACCGATATTGCCCTGTGGACCGACTGGACCTTGGGGGCCACCAGTGGCAGCACCGACGATCACGTCCTGATCGGGATTGGTGATCTTGACCAGTGTCGGTGGCGTTGTCGTGACGACGATGGCCTTCTTGTCAGGCGGTCGTATCACAACGTCGGTCATGGGACTCTGCCGTTTGGCCCAACCACGAAGGGACCGGCGTTGACTGCGGCAACAGCGAAGTTGCCGGTCCACGGCGTACTGGTCACCGGCAGAGCATCCGTGGCCGCCGTGCGTAACTTGATCGTGCAGTCACCTTGCAACCAGGTGCGCAACGTTGTGGTCGGTGGCCATACCTCGTCATCAGGCCAGTCGTCGGGCTTGGCGAACTCGTCGGAATAGGCCATCGGGCTGATCGAGTACAACTCCCAGGAGAAGCTGCCAGCATGAGTGTTCAGTTCCCGCGGCAGGAACAGCGACACCAACGTGGTGCCGATCAACGGGTCATAGGTGCCGGGGGCAAAGTACTGCGAGTCCACGCTGAATTCGGTGATCAACGTGGAGGTGTAGCTGGCCAGGAGCCTGATCTGAGCGTGCCACTCCCACTGCGACTGGTCGCTCATATCGAGATCGGGGTTGTTCGGGTCCTGGATGTACAGCGGTATCACCACGTCATCACCTTCCCAGAAGGTGATCGGGAAGTCGGTGGGCGTGCGCTCCCAGGACAAGTCGGCAGCGGCTGCTGCCAAAGAGCCGGACGGATCGGAGCCTGAGACAACTCCTCCTGGATAGAAGGGTATGAGCGGCTGATACATGGGTTCCCCCGGAAGAATGTCGGTGGCCTCGATGAGCACCACAGTGCTGCCAGCGATGCGCGCTGGCATGTCCTGGCCGAAACGGGAGCCGACGTACTCGCTCATATCAACTCCTGATGTAGGTGATCGTCGTCAGGTACATCGGCGTGATGTCGATGGGCTGCCCGCCGCCGATCATGTCCTCGGTCGTCGGGTGCACGTGGGCGGCAATCGGATCGATAACGATGGAGTGATCGTGGTCGCCGTCGTTGCTGAGCACGTGGGGGTGCTCGGAACCGGAAGAGCCGATGGAGATGTTGGTGGCCGCAGGGCTGGTCCAGTCCATCGCCTCCACCGAGTAGGTGTGGTTGCGGTCGTTGAACAGCGCGTCGATCTTGTTGTTGCCGCCCCACATCAGGCATATCCACGGCGAAGCGTTGCCGAAGAAGTCAGCGCCATGATGAGCGTGGCCGGGGTCGGACACTGGGTGAGAGTGAGCGCCGCCCGTGACGACGTGAGTGTGCACACCACCGCGGCTGGTACGCGCTGTCGGTGAGGACCCACCAGCAGTGCTGGTGGCCACGTTGTGCCTGTGCGCTGGCATCTGAGCCACGCTGAGGCTGATCTGGTTGTTGATCGGGCCTCCCATGACACCAGGTGTCGCTGCGCTCAACAGCACTCGGCTGGTGGCATTGGGCAAGGTGATCGAGCGGTTCGGAGCAATGCCTGTGGCGGTGTAGCCGAGGTTGAGGAAGAAGGTGAACAGCGCCGGGTAGCTGCCGCTCTCGGCCAGCGAACTGCCGTCGAGAGCAACCCACCCGAGCGGCAGCATCTCCGACTTCGGGCGCAGGCTGTGAATGATCGTGGCGAACGGCACCGTGCCGTCGACGGTGGCCAGTTCGGTCCAGGCGCTGTTCTTGCGGATGTACAGCCGCCCGTTGTCCTGTTGGAAGATCGTGCCGTTGGCGGCGGTGGCCGGGAGAGACGGACCCATCACCAAGTTGCTGCCCATGACCATGCCACCGGCATTGACATCGCCAACGGTGTCCAGCGAGTTGGCATCGATGTGATCCTCGACGCGCAGGTCACTGTGGATCGTCAACTGGGAGGGGTTGCTGCGCCACATCCACGTGTCGGACTCCCACGTCGTGTAGCCGTCACCTTGGACCAGGAAGTGGTTGCCAGCGCCGTTCATGTTGCGCACCAGCGGATCGCCGGTGGCGATCTTGGTCAGCAGCGCCTTGTTGATGAACTTGCGCTTGTCGATCACGTTGTCCGTGAAGGTGTTCAGTCCGGCAGGGCAGAACACCGCGGCGAGCACCGTCGAGGTGATCCCTGGATCGGGGAACACCGGATCGACCGCGGCTAACCCCGGTATCACCTTGAGCACGCCGCTGATATCAGCAACGAGTAGGTCGAACCGATCCTGCGCGCCACCGACGCCAAGCTGTGCCGTCGAGTTGACCAGCGTGATCATCACGCCGTTGATGATCACCGTGCCGCCGAGCGTGGACGCCGTAGAGCCGGACACAGTGACGAGGCAGTTGTCCACGACGCCCCACAACGCGTGCGCACCGATGTTGAAGTCCACCTGATCCGGCTCGGCCATTCGGGGGTTGGAGACGGTTGACGCGTTGGGAACGAGGAAGCCGTCGTGAGTTACTTTCGGTCGAGCCATCCGGCCCTCCTATGTGCGCTGGTAGACCTTCCCCAGGCTGGCGAGGTAGCGACCGATGTGTGCGGGCACCCGGTAGCGCTTCCCCTGCTCCAGCTTGAAGTGCATGTGTGGGTTGCCGTACGTGAACTCTTCGATGGTCTCGGCCATCCTGATCTCGACCATCCCATCACTGTCCACTGGTTGCGGAACCTCTGCGATGGGATCGACTTCGATCTCTCGGAACTTCGGCGTGAAGCCGAGATCGGATGGACTGGTGACCTCGCTGGTGCCTGGGTCCATCTCGGGATCGATTTCGACGTTCTGTCTGCTAGTTGCCACGATGTGTTCTCCTTGGTGTCACAGTGATCGGGTGAAGACTACGCCCTCAGCGTGTTCAGCCAATCGATCATCTCCGGTCGATTGGCCCCTTCTTCCTCTTCGGTGATCAGGTCATCAATGTTGTCGTCGGAGAGGTCGTAGTGACCGAGGAAGCTCTGTACCTCGGCCACGCTGTGGTCGGCCAGGATGAACTCGCCGTAGGTCGTCTCGTCGTACACAGTGTCGTCTTCGGGCACGTTCTCTCCTTGGGCTGCTTGCTGCGCTGCTTGCTGCTCTGGTTCGACCATGCGCGGTGTGCCTGCCGTCGTTGTTGACGTGACGGTGTACGCGCCAGCAGCCGGAGGACCGGCACCTGCGGCCACCGTGCAGATGATGGTGACTGCACCAGGCCCGGTGAAGGTCACCGAGCCGCTGGTCTTGTCGTTCTGTGCTGCAGGGCTACCGGGGCCGGTGAAGGTCCAGTCGAAATCGGCAGCCGGTCGTGCCCCTGGATTGGGGAACGAGAAGTTGAAAGTCAGACCATCAGTCGGACTCTTGGTGGCTTGCGCTCCTGCCGGTGAGGACGCAATCGACGCGCCACCACCCTCAGTGGTGTACATGGTGTTCGGGCCGTGTACTGCAACGATGCTCATGAAACCCTCCTATGGGGTTGAGATACCGAGCGGGGGCCGTGTCAGTTCGCGGCTTCTCGGCCCCCGCTCAGATGTCAGTTGGTGACGATCTTCACCACAGATGATTCGGTGATCACGCCCCAGCCCCAGATCGAGTACCACGCCAGCGCGTGCTCACGACCGAAGTCGAGCACGCCACCGTCACGGAGTTCGACCGGCAAGGAGATGGCATGCCCGAAGGCATTGTCTCCGAGCATCAGCGCCTCGTAGGCACCTGCGCCGGTTCCCGAGTAGGGACCCCACGGCTCACCCCAGCCGGGGAGAGCGGTGTCAGCGGAGAGCGCGTCATCGAGCGTGCCGTTGGTCGGGTCCACGTCGGGGAACGGGTTGTTCGGCGGGGTGCCGAATGCGCCGTCGCCGGGTGCGCCGAGAGCGTTGCCACGGAAGTCGGGGTTGAACGGGTTCGGCGTGGTGACGTTGCCACCAGGCAGGCCCGCCCACAGGTCGGTGGCGTCCGTGCCGACCGGCGCAGCGATCTGCGTCGTCTCGATGAACACCACGTCGTCCAGACGGCCAACCTCACCGAGCATGAAGTTGCCGGGTGCGGCGTACTTGGTGACTTCGATCCACTCCGGCGTGTCGCGCAGACGGCGTGACTGGTGCGGGTGGATGAAGCACACGTACGTCTCACCGAGGCGAGGGATGTTCTTGGCTGCGAGCACCTCGACTGCATCCTTCACCGCGTACGGCGTGAAGTAGTAGTCGTCGGCTGCTGTTGCCGTGGCACCGGAAGCGATGACCGCGGCGACGTTGGCGGCTGGTGTGCCGCCCTCGTACACGCCGTAGCCGACGTTGATGGCACTCGGCTTCTGATAGCCGAACACGACCGACGAGGCCCGCGACAGCGACTGGCGGGCCTGGGTGTCCATGTACAGCGCCATGTTGCGCCCGAGCAGGCGCGAGGCCGAGGCCATGATGTCATCGAACGACGCATTGAGCAGCAGTTCGGACACGGCGACGGCGAAGCCTTGCTCGGCAACGGTGATGGTGTACTGGTTGGCGCTGATGGCGTGCGTCTTCCTGCGCACGCCTTCGATCAGTGGACCTGACGGCATCGGCAGGTTGTTGTAGCGCATGAAGTTGACCGTCAGACCGGGCATCGTGCCCAGTTCGGTCTTCTTCACCGCGAACTGTTCGAAGCGCAACACCGGCATCGACTGGAACAGGATTTCCTTCGACCAGATGGTCTGGATCGCCGGACCCATCATGGTCGAGCCGGTGGCCACGGAACTTCCGTAGCCGACGCCTGTGTTGTCCATCGTGACTTGGCCGGTGTAGCCGCTCACTGGGGCGTAGTTGGAATAGGGACCACCTGGGGCGACCCGCGTCGTACCTGTGATACCAGATACGGTTGGGAGTTCGCCGCCAAGTGCATTACCCGTGTCATTCGGGTAGGCCATGGTGACTCCTTGTTGGCAAAGGGCCTGATGGCCCTGCGTTTGTGTCAGCTACCGCTGTTGGCGGCGCTGTGGGCTTGTTGCCTGTAGGAGTTGTCCTCGGTACTTCTTGTACGTTTCCATGTCCATTCCCCTGATGTCATCAGGGGTCAACGATTCGTATGACGGCATTTGCTCCATTGGTCCTACAGGGGGAGCAGTGGGTGCTGCGCCCCTGGGTTGCTGGAAGGGTGGAAGCTGTTGGTTGGCCGCAGCCATGTTGGCGAATATCTGCTCACTACGAGCCTTCATCACCTCGATGGAAGCGTCCACGGCTTGCACCGTGTCGCCTGTGATCAAGTTGCGTAGCTCGGGCAGGATGAATTCACTCTCCTGATCGATGCGGTCCCTGCGGTAGTTCTGCACCTCTGCGAACGTCCGCTCTTTCTCAAACACCGCACGATCTGCGTCGTAGCGTTGCTCAAGGCGACTGATCTGCTGTTGCCACTCAGTTTCCCTGCGAGCCAGGAGGTCACGGACCTCCAACTCGCCCTCTTCTTTCAGCCGCTTCGCTTCGGCGGCCTCGTCTGCCAAGCGTTGCCGCTCGGCTTGCTCCGCTTCACGGTCGGCGGCGAATTGACGCATCTGTTGCTGCATCTCATCGATCCGTCCGTAGAGCTTGTCTTTCTCCTGCTGCCGTGCCTGTTCGATGTCCTGATCGGTCCACCGGGGCTGCGGCTGCTGCTGTGGCTGTTGGTACTGCTGAGGCTGCAGCGGTTGTGACACCTGCTGAGCCGGAGTTCCTTGCTGCGCCCAATCGCTGGCGTTACGCGGCTGTGCTGGTTGTACTCCAACCAGAATTCCTTGCCCCGTATCGCTGACATTCGGCGTTCCGTTGTCATTGATCGACATGTGTTCCCTCAAGGTTGTCCAGAAGTGCTGTGGTGATACTTATAGCACACGCCTCGCTGCATACCAGGGTATGCCCTGGTGAAAGGGCGCTATCGGAGCTACGTCGTCTCGACATCGAAGTCCGACATCTGGGGCGGGTTGACACCGAACGCACGCATCTGCAGATCGTTGGCCATGGCCGGATCGACCTGGGCCAGCATCGGCACCGGGTTGCCCTCTTCGTCTTGGCTCATCATCGGCTGACCATCGGCGCTCATCCCGGTGGCCATCATCGTGAAGGCCGCGATCTGGCCCCTGATCAGGTCGAGAGCACCCTGTTGCTTGGTGTCCTCCAAGACCTCTTCGAAGATTTCTTGCAGCTTCTGATCGGGGAAGGCGTAGCCGAGGTCGCGCAGCGCGCCCTTGCGGCTCTCCAGGTTCATGGCCATCATCGCTTGAATCTCGTTGATCTTGATGAGCTTGTCCATCGGCATCGGCGCTGGCCAATCGACGTAGCTGCGGTACGACACCGGCAGCGTCGGGTCGAGTTGCGGGAACTGATCAGGTCGAAGCTGAGTGGCCGAGATGTACGGGTTGTAAACCGTCAAGTCGGGAGCGAACAGGAAGGCGTGGCGCATGATCAGTTCGTTGATGCGCTGGAACATCGGCGTGTACTGAATCTTCTTGCGCTCAAACTTGAGCATCAGCGGCTGATACTGCACCGTCAGGGCGACACCTGATGTGTTACTGATCGGCTGCATCGTGCCCAGGGCCTGTGCCGGAACGCCGGTCAGTTCGTGCATCGCCTGCTTGATCAACTCCATGTAGCCGAGCGGGCCGGTGAAGTTCGTCTCCATCTCCAACTGCTGGACCTTGGCGTCCTTGTTGTTGATCGCCCAGACCTTGCGCGGCCCCTTCTCCAGGTTCGACGCCTTGGCTCCGGTGATCACGGTGACCGGCGAGACGTGGTAGTTGATGATGTCGCTGATCTCGGTGGCCTTCTCGTTGTACTCCCGGTTCAGCGAGATGAGGTCATTGATGTCGGCAAGGCCCCACGGCGAGGAAGCCACGGCGATGTTCTGGGTGAAGGCGATTGGTATCTCACCAATCGGGTTGACTCGGGAGTCGATCAACTCGTCGTTGATGTATTCCTCGATGCGGTCCTCGGTCAGCAACTCGACGTAGGTCATCACCTGTCGAGAGCCGTCCTGGGCCGTGCCCCAGAACTTGTACTTGAGCTTGAAGCGAATCAGCCGGGTCCGGTCATGGGGATGGAACTCCGGGAAGCAGAACGCAGGGTTGAGTGGTAGAACCCGTATCTTCCCTGCTACAGGCACACCTGCCGGGTCAACAAACGGCTCTTCGAAGGCGACCTTGACGAACACATCGCCGGAGACAGAACCCAGTTGGGCCATCTCCATGATCACCTGCTGCTTGTTGTTGTGCTCTTCCCATACCGTCTTCAAGGTGTATGGTGTGATACCACTGGTGGCCTCGGGGGCGTGGAAGTTGACACCCTTGCCGAAGCAGAAGTTGACCAGGTAGTCGCTGAAAGCCTTGACCCAGTTGAAGGTCAGTTGCGGCTCACCGATCTCACGCTTGTAGGCCCAGTGGTAACCGAGGTACCAGGCCCAGTTGGAGGCGTAGCGGTTGAGCCGAGGACCGTGGACCTCAAACTCTTCGTCGGCAAGCTCCACCAGCCCGAGCGGGGAGATGGCGATGGTCAGGTCGCTGGCCGCTGCTCGGTAGCTCGGTGGGTAGAAGTTGACGTTGGACATCGATTAGTACATCGGCTTCTTGTAGGCCGACTTGGAACGCATGAACTGACGGTACTGGTTGCGGATCGGGTTCCTGGTGTACAGCGCCGGGAACTGCTTGGACGAAATCGGCGGGAAGGGATCGTTGACCGGCTTGTGCTGATGTGCCGCAGCATTCATCTCGACATGGTGGCGCGGTGATTGACGCCGCGGTCGAACCTCACCCCGATACTCGCTCGACATCGAGCTACTTCTTCTTCTTGGCGTCGGCGTTGCTGATCTTGGCGGCCTTGGTCTTGGAGTAGCCCTTCTTCTTGAGGGCCTCGTATTCGTCGGGCTTCTTGATCGACGGTCCTGGCTTCTTACCTCCTGGCATCAACGGCTCCTTCCGCCAGTAGAGCGCTTGGCCTCACGGGTCTTGGCCGTGTCCTGGGGCTTGGGCACCTTCTTGCGTGGGGCCTCGGTCTTGCCCTTGGAGAACTTCGACTTGTCGGTGCGATCGTTGTGCTTCGCATTGTCGGCCATCAGAACAACTCCTGCTGTCTCGATAGGTTTCGTCTGGTCATCACTTTCGACATCTGCCCTGCGGAGAGCGGACGGGCCTGAGAAGTGATACCGCCCTCTGGCGTGAACATCTCGTGCTGGATCGGCTGCTTGCCGGTGGGCTGCACCAGCGGCGTGTGCTCTTCGATGTTCTTGCCCGCTTGACGGCGGGCCTCGGTCCAGCCACCGGCTTGGACACCGATCGCCGGGACGATCTCACCGGACTTGCGGCTGAGCACGGCGGCAGCGCGCTGGGTGGCCTGGTTCTGCCAGGCGTGCATCGTTGCCGATGCGCCGACGTTGACCATCCCTGCAGGCGACTGCAGGAACTTCTGATTGGCCTGGCCACCTTCACCGACCGAGAACTTGGCGGGAGACTGGCGGGCAGCACGCCCGCCTCGACCGGGTACGTCTATCGACTCCAGACGCTGGCCGGTGGAGATGGCCTGCTGCCACGTGTCTTCGGCGGTGGTGTTGGTCGGGTTCAGCGGACCCTCTGTGGAAGAGCGCAGGCCGTAGATGTCCATCCGCTGCTGACCGGGCATCTCCATCCCCGATGCCTGGCGCATGCGAGTGATGAACTCTTCATGGTGTGGTGTGCCGTGCACCGACTCAGCGATGTTCTTGTGATACGACCACACCTTCGGTGAGGTGCGTGGGTCGATGGCGTGCTCGGGGGTGACACGGCCCCGCAGCACGTCGATGGCGTGGACCACGTTGCCCTTGACGCCACCCTTGGCGACCTCTCCAAGGTCCACGCCATCCGAACGGACGTGCTGCCGTACGGCGGTATCAGACAGCGCCGCCAGGTGTTCGGACGAGAAGCTCTCCGGGTGCAGCGACTTGCCGACGTACTCGCTGAGATCGACAGGATTCTCCATCGCCGCGGCGGCGGCAACAGCGTGCGGGGTGACCTGCAGCCGAGCGTTGGGATTGGCATGCGCATGGGCAAGCGCGGTGACGGCAGCAAGCTCCTGCTCGGGGTTGTTCTGCGGCGACATCACTGCCGAGGCCCCGATGACGGAGTACTTGTCCAGGCCCGTCTCTGCAGCCACGTTGGCCAGGCGACCGTGATGCTGGAAGTACCAGTCGTGCTTGGGATCGGTGCCCTGTGTGCGAGAGCGCTCGGCACCGGCTTCGACCAGGCGCACGCGGGCGTTGGTGGCCTTGGTGTGGGTGATCGGGGAATCGACCAGGTGCGGGCCGATGGCCTCCAGCGAGGTGATCCTGTTGCCTGCCTTCTCCCTGGTCTTGGGCTTGGACTCGGGATTGGCGGCAGCGGTCTCCAGGCGGCCTCGCTGGGTCGTGATACCACTTCTCGCCATACCCAGGTTTCGCATCTGGCCGGAGATGTCCCGCTGCGCCCTCTTGGGCATGTCCTGCCACTGCAGTGCCCGTCGAGTGGGCGGGGTGACGACGCGCTGTGATGTCCTAGGCATAGGAAACCATTTCCTTTGCGCTAGAGTGGTGAGCATGGAAGTCGAGCGGCGAGACGGATACGGGGCCTTCAAGCGCAAGCAGCGCTGCCGGGTGTGTTATGACACCACCGGCAGGGTCGGCGTGTGGAAGGTCACCAACGACGATGGCACCATCGAGTACTTCTGCGACGAGCACGTCCCTACCCCCTCCGCGCCTTGACCTTGGCTGCGTCCTCGGCCTGACGCCGGTAACCGGCCTCTCTGATCGGCTGCTCGCTCCATGATGCCGTCTCGGGGTACTTCTCCGGATCGAGCGCCCCATGGCGGTCCTTGAACAGCAGATTGGTGAACTCGGGAAACTGACCGGAGGCCATGTGCGCTGCAGGCGTGGTCGATGAGCCGGTGAACCATGGGTTGCGGTCCTCAGCCATGTCGTGCAGGCTGAACGAGGCCTCCTGGTTGCGCAGCACCTGGGCCTGGCGTGACTTCTGATGGCCGTGCGGGGTGTTCGGGAACACCTTGGGCAGGTCGAGCACATCCTTGCCGCCCTCTTCGTCGCGCCAGCCGCCGATCATCTCCTGACCGCGGCCCTGGCCCTTCTGCTGCGACCACATCGGCTGCGAGCCTTTGACGAAGCCCTTGATGTGGCCTTCGGTGGCCCCGCCTTCTGAGTGCGGCTCTTTCAGTTCGGCACCAGGGTGCGCCGCCACGGCGAAACCGCTGGTGACGAAGCTGCGCTTGCGCGGGTCGTAGGTGAATCCACCCTGAGTGTCGAGGCGACTCTTCATCTCCCCGAATTGGTGCTCGCTGAGGCTCATTGGATTCGACTCCTTGGCTTGACGAAGCCCTTGCTGATGGCCTTCTTGCGCTGGTTCTCCATCACCTCGGGCTTGCGGAGGTACTTGGGCTGCAGCGCGGTGGGAAGCTCAAACTTGCGCAGGCTCTCCTTGACCCGATCAAGCACGTCTGGCGTGTCGTTGATCATCTCAAAGCCGCTCTTGTCCTCGATCGTCGGCTTGATGAGATACTGCCCCACGTTGCTGTGAGGTCGCCCAGGGGCTGCCTTGAAACCCGGCACAGCGGAGGCTGATCCAGTGACGGGGGCGGGCAGCCCAGTTCTCGGCAGCCCCTGGGTCGGCTTCATCGGCTTGACCTTCTCCAACGGGAACATCTTCACCGACTTGCGCGGCTTTGCCGCCATGGGGTCAGTCGCTAACGGAAGCTGGTGAGATACGAATCAGACGGCGCTCGCTGCCCAACTCCATCTCAAACTGCGGGGAACCCTGGCCGACCCCTGCACCGATGACGAAATCGCTGAGCATCGTCGGCGCTTCGATCCACGTTGCCGAACCGACGTGAGCGCGCTCACGCATCGTTGTGGCTGGGTCCTTGGACGCTGTGAACGAACGACCGCGGGCGTCTCCGCCACCGTCGCCGTAGGCACCTTGACCGAAGTCGTTGGGGATGTCCGTGTCTGTGGCCACGCCCTCTTCGAAACGCAGTGGGCCACGGCGAGCGGTGTTGACCGCCATCACATGCTCGTAGCCGGACTCGGGACGGTATGACATTGGCTGCCCTCCTGATAGGCGGATATGGGGCGAGCATAGTCCTCTATCGGGTGAGCAGGGGGATTAACGCTGATCGAGCCGCGGCACACGTCCGCCAACCGACTTGGCCCAGGCGTCTCCGACCTTGGTGCGCTGTGGTGAATGCTTGGGTTGCGGCACCCCTCTGGTCTGCCCAGCGATCCGATTCCCCTCCTGGTACAGCGACGAAGCGAGACCTTGACGGCGGTGTTCGTCAGCCGTGTACACGCCTCGTATCTCACCCGTCTTATGGTGCCAGGCCAGCGAAGACAGCGGGCGCGTGCCGGGATCGACATCCGATCCCTCCCACGTTTCGCGCTCACTGGGAGGTGTCTTGGCCCAGGTGCTGTCAGCGTGCTCTGGTGCCCAAGCCTCGACGGTGTGATGCGGCACGCCGCCCATCGACTTGGGGGTGGCCGGATGGAAGACCGTGGTGAACTGCGCTCCGTTGACGTGCTCGTGAGCAGGCACGGAGCGATCTTACTTCAACGGAAGAACGGCGAGTCGATGACCTCGACCCGTGGCACCGAATCGAGCAGCGTGGTGGCACAAGCCAGCGCAGCACTGTCCACGTAGTCGTCGTGGGCCTCGCGCTCATGCGGTGCCTCGATGAGGAGATACTGGCCCTTCATCACCTTCTCGGCGTCGGCCATCTGCTGGCGGAACCTTCTCCATACCCTGGTACGGCGGGCCTTGGAGTGGCCGGGGTACAGCAGCATCTGGCGCTGGATCAGTTGGATCAGGTGCTTCCAGCGCTCGCTCTGCGTCTTGGCATCGGAGTTCATCGCCACTACTTCGCATCGTGAACCCAACAGGCGCTGCATCCGGTCGGCAACTGCCGAACCCATCCCCTGACCATCGACGGCTACGTGGCTGATGTTGTAGGGGTCGAGGAACTCCATGATCTGGAAGTACTGCTCTTCCCAGGCGGTGTTGTGAATCTCCAGCCAGTTGAGAATGCGATGCTCCCGGTACCCGGCGGGATCGGGGTGGTCCCAGTCCACCCACATGACAGTGACGACAGTGGAGTCACGCACGCGGGCCGGATCGATGCCAACAACACATGGTGTGCGGTGCCAGGCTCGTACAAGCGGCATGCTCTTGTCTGCGAGGGTGTCAAGGTCGTCCTCCGTGATCAACATGCCGCGGTCGAGCATCCAGCGCAGCGCGTAGCTCATCTGGAACTCTTCGGAGTCCTCACCGAGGCGCAGCTTCTCCTTGGAGATGAACTTCTTGTAGGCCGGGTTGTACTTGCAGACCACCTTGTAGTCGTATTCGAAGTGGTTGGATCGGTTGCCTCGGGCGCGGCGTTTGTTGAGGCCGATGGCGTTGTAGAAGTCGCCCTTGTTGAAGCCGGGAGTGCCAATCTTGACGATCGAACCGCCAGTGGCTGCCAGCATCGGGTGGATCGACTTGCGGATCACCAGCGTGTCGGCGTCCTGGGCCTCATCGATGACGATGACGTGATACGTCGAGCCTTCGACCTTGGCCCTCGGGTTGGCGGTCTGGCGGCGGCACGATGACCCGTTGGACAGCCGCATCACGCGTGACTTGGCGTCGAGCTTCTGAGCGATCTCGGGGTCTTGCAACATGTACGCCGCCCGCTCGCTGCTGAGGCGGTCGATGATGCGCCGGTACACGAGGTCACTCTGCTCGTCTACCGGCGCGAACAACCCGACCCACAGGCCGAGACGGAAGCGCTCCATGATCGGATACGTCTTGGCCAGGATCGGGAACAGGATCATGCAGCCCGCCAGCGTGGTGGCAACCACCTCTGACTTGCCGGACTGACGGGCCAGCAGCCCGGTGATCTCTTCGGCGTCTTGTAATACCATCGATTCGATCAGCCGGTACGACATCGAGCGCTGGTACGGGTAGAACTTCTGGCCCCACAATTCTTCGCAGAAGATGATGCACCGCTGCACCAACTCGTCCACGAAATTGGCCATCTCTTCATCCAGTTGGATGAAGCCTTCTTCTTCCTCCTGAGCGACAGCCTCGTCTGCAGCCT